CAAAGCTTCATTGGTAACAAGGTATTGACAAAAGTAGAGAAGCTAGATATCATGGCAGCACATCCTGACAAGTCAAAGAGCTACTATAAGTCGCTAGAAAGAGATATCAGGAAGCAAAGAACTATTAACTTTGTTAATATTAATTATGACTTAGAAATTTCAGATAATGATATTGCAGATGCTATTGGCATCGGACACTACTCATTAAGAAATTGGGAAAAGCTAGGAGATTGACACTTATGGCACCATCTGCTAAACTGTATACGAATGAGCTGTGGTTAAAGAAGCGATTTCATGTAGATAAAAAAACACCAGAACAGATCGCAAAAGAATGTGGGACCAGCGTAGAAACTATCTATGTATATCTTGCAAAGTTTGGTCTGAGAAAGTCTAGACGATGAAATATATAAAGCACTTTTACAAAGTTGCTATTTGGACAATTAAGCGAAGCTTCTGTAAGCATGAGGCCACTCGTGTTGCATCCTGTCCATTTACTGGGATGACCTACACTACTTGCGAAAACTGTGGAAAAAGAATGGATGTTAGGCCAACTAATAATGAATACTGAAAATCTTATTGAAAGAGTTTGTGCTGACATACAGCAAATGCTTATTGAAAAGAATAGGGCATATGGAGATTCTGCCCTAGACCCAGTCAGAGTTTTTTCTAAGTCAGATGCCGTAGAGCAAATTTATGTAAGAATTGATGACAAACTTTCCAGGGTAAAGCGTGGACACGAATACCCAGGAGATGATACAATTAAAGATCTAGTAGGATACCTTGTCCTTCTATTGGTTGCTAAGGAGAAGCAAAATGGCTCGTAGAGTTAAGGCAGTAATTCAGGAAAGTCATCTATCCACAATTCCTAAGATGGACTCTAACGGATTTGAGATCCTTGCTGGAGACATTGTAAAGGTTTATGGCGAGTACGGCTCTAGGTTTAAGTTTGTTGGCGTCACCACAAATGAGCGTACTGGTGCAACCTGGGTAGACTGCTTTGAGATTATTGGCGGGGTACCATCAGTGTTTAGATCCTTTAAGCCAGAGAGAATTAAGAGAATCCCTAAGAGGGGAAAGAGAGCAAAGCGTGTCGTTTGAAGACCTTACAGTTGAGCACCTAGATACAGTCAACAGGGTTGTTGAAAAGTATCTGGCAGGAACTCCAGAGACTCAAATCTCTAAGGAGCTGGCTTTACCTCGTCAGAAAGTTGTCTCCTATATTAATGAGTGGCGAGCTATGGCATCAGATAATGCTGCTATTCGTGCCAGGGCTAAAGAGGCACTAGTAGGAGCTGACACCCATTACAGCAAGCTTATTGGAAAAGCCTACGAGGTAATTGACGAAGCCACAACCACTGCCAATCTAACTGCCAAGACGGCAGGCATTAAGCTTGTAATGGACCTTGAGCGTACTAGGATTGATATGCTTCAGAAGGCAGGCCTCCTTGAGAACAAAGAGCTTGCAGAAGAAATGCTTGAGATTGAAAGAAAGCAGGATGTTCTTGTGAATATTCTTAAGGATATTGCAGCCGAGCACCCAGAGATCCGTGACGAGATTATGCGCAGGCTATCTAGTGTGGCCAAAGACAAAGAGGTAATTACGGTAGTACACAATGTTTGATGATTTTTTAGAAGCACTCAAGTCTGACAATTTTGAAGAGCGTCCAGTAGACGCTAAGACATTTGTTGAGGGGGAAGACTTTCTTGGTCAGCCACCGCTTTCTGATGTGCAGTACGACATTGTAGAGGCCATGAGCCAGATATATAAGCTTGAGGATGTAATCGAACTCCTTGGGGATACCGAAGGGAGAAAGTATTATAAAAAATATACTAAGAACGAAGTTATTCTTCAGCTGGGCAAGGGATCTGGCAAAGACTTTACGTCAACAGTTGCTTGTGCGTATATTGTATACAAACTACTTTGCCTTAAGGATCCAGCACGGTATTTTGGTAAACCTTCTGGCGATGCCATTGACATCATTAACGTTGCAATTAACGCCCAACAGGCGAAAAATGTATTCTTTAAAGGCTTTAAAACTAAGATTGAGAGGTCGCCTTGGTTTGCTGGAAAGTATCATCCAAAGGCCGAGTCTATTGAATTTGACAAGTCTATCACTGTTTATTCGGGACACTCCGAAAGAGAGTCACACGAG